AGGCGTGTTCGATCCACGCAAGGGGCATGAGACAGTTGGTTAACTGTCTCTCTTGACTTTCAATCTTACTTCTCCTATAATTACTAAGTCAACAAACAAAACAATGTCCATTACTGCTAAATTCAAAAAAGATATCAGCACTCTTCGTTGTGCTGCAAATGGTGAATTTTTTCTTGATGTAAAGAATCCGAAACTTTATAAAAAAGTTCGCCGCTTTTATGAAAATGAAGGAGTAGTCTTCTCTGAAGATCCTCTTGATAATTATGATATTTTGATTGAGTGCATTGCTCAAGATCTTGAAACCTCTGAAGTTGTATGACAAAAGTTATTCTTGAACGTGAAGGATACCGTTTCGTTGAGAAAGGTATTATTGAACTTAACGGTATGCCTGATTACCGTATGCAAAAACAAGATTATTACTCTAAACGTTGGAATGACATTTATTTGTTCGATAATTCTATGCAATGTACTACTGCAATGGAGGATATCGAGTATGCGAAATGGTTAAGCAACGATCCTTGTTATATGGATCCTAATGATATTCTTGATTGGGAACAATAGTCTCGGTATGACTATAAACTAGCCCTGGTCGGGAGCAACCCCTTCAGTCACGGAGAGACTTTAAAAGTACTGGTGGAGTCAAATATGACCCTATTGTTTTCTTGCTTTTTTCAAGAGCAAGTGGTGCGGATGGGGAATTCTTTCTCCGCCTGGTTTCCAATTTCCAGTTAAAGAATTGGTGGCGAGCCTGAAATACCTAGAGGAGAGTTGCATAAACTCTCCTTTTTTAGTATAATGATACAAAAGGATATTATATATGAAAGTCGGTTTTAATTGTAGTTCATTTGATTTATTCCATGCTGGACATGTTACTATGCTCAAGATGGAAAAGGAACTATGTGATTATCTAAAAGTTGCCCTTCAAGTGGATCCAACAATAGATCGTCCTGGGATTAAAAATAAACCAGTGCAATCTGTTTATGAACGTTATGTGCAACTTCAGGCATGTAAGTATGTCGATGAAATACTTGTTTATGAAACAGAAGAAGATCTCATTAATTTGATGAAGTCTCAAACAATTCACATTCGATTTCTGAGTGAAGAATATAAAGACAGAGATTTTACTGGAAAACAATATTGTATTGATAATGGTATAGAATTATTCTTCCATTTGCGAAGGCATAAATATTCTTCAACTGAAATTAGAAATAGAGTCTATCACCTTGAAACTCAGAAAAGAATAGAAAAAAATCAAGAAAATGTGATAGAACAATATTCTCCAAAACTGTTAGAAAAGTATTCTATTAAAAATAATTAGACATGGCAATTTTAGTTACGGGAGGAGCAGGATTTATTGGTAGCAATCTCCTTCATCATTTAATTGATGTTGTTGATGAGCAGATTATCTGTATTGATAATCTAACTTATGCTGCAGATTATAATCAAATTAAAGAACTTCCCATTAAGTTTTATACAACTGATATTGCAGATGAACACAACTGCGAATATATTTTTAAGAAGCATAAACCCAAAGCAGTCTTTCATCTTGCAGCTGAAAGTCATGTAGATAATTCAATTAAGGATTGTTCACAATTTATTCATACAAATATAATTGGAACAGTAAATCTTCTTAAACTTTCATTAAAATATGAAGTTGATCGTTTCATGCATATTTCAACTGATGAGGTATATGGAACGATTGAAGAAGATTCTTTCACTGAACATTCAAACTATAATCCAAGAAATCCATACTCAGCATCTAAAGCATCGAGTGATCACTTTGTAAAAGCATTTCATAATACTTATGGTTTACCTGTAATTATTACTAACTGCTCAAATAATTACGGTCCAAGACAATATAAGGAAAAACTAATTCCTCAGACAATTCTTAATCTTCTAGAAGGTAAAAAGATTCCTGTCTATGGAGATGGAAAACAAGTGAGAGATTGGTTATATGTCCAAGATCATTGTGAGGCACTTGTTGAAGTATGGAGTCGTGGTAGAGTCGGACAAAAATATAATATTGGTGGAGAATGTGAAGTCAAGAATATTGACTTAGTTAGAATGATTCTAAGTTATTTGAATATGCAAGAAGATATGATAGAATATGTTGAAGATCGTCCAGGACATGATCGTAGATATTCTACAAGTATTTCAAAAGTACGTCATGAAATCAAATGGGCACCTAGATTTACCCTTGAACAAGGATTAGAAAAAACTATTAAATGGTATGAAAGTAATAGAAACTAATTTACTTGATGCGTATGTCATTAAGTGTGATGTCTATGAGGATTCTCGTGGATCGTTTATGGAATCATTCAATCTAAAAAAATTTAAGAAAGAAGTATCTTCTCATGAAGATTTTGTTCAAGATAATCATTCAGTTTCTAAAAAAGGTGTTCTGAGAGGGCTTCATTATCAAATTGAACATCCCCAAGGAAAATTAGTTCGTTGTACTTCTGGTAGAGTTTTAGATGTTCTTGTAGATCTTCGCAAATCGTCTCCAACTTTTGGACAACATATTACAGTTCTACTAGACGAAAAATATAAACAAGTTTGGGTTCCTCCAGGATTTGCTCATGGATTTTATGTTCTTTCTGATAAAGCAGATGTAATTTATAAAATTACTGATTACTATTATCCACAACATGAAAAAACTTTAGTTTGGAATGATGCTCAATTGGCGATTGATTGGAAAATAGAAGAAGAACCTATTATTTCAGAAAAAGATAAAATAGGAAAAACTTTTGAAGAATGTGAAAAATATGACTGATAAAATTTCTGTTTATGGTGCCACTGGATTTATTGGAGGAACTTTTTGTAACTTGTTTTCAGATGAAGTTATTTTAATTCCAAGAGAAGATAGAGTCCCTCAATCAAATAATATCCTTTATCTGATTAGTACAGTTTCAAATTATAATGTATTTGAAAATATTCATTTGGATGTTGATACTAATCTAACAGTTCTCCTGGATGTTCTTCAACATTGTAAAGAAAATGATGTTGTCTTCAATTATGTTAGTAGTGGATTTGTTTACGGTCCAGATATTTTATATGCCAAAGAGGATGATGCTTGCGATCCAAGAGGATTTTATTCGATTACAAAAAGAACTGCAGAGCAGTTACTGATTTCTTTTTGTAAAACTTTTGATGTGAAATATCGTATTATGAGAATTGCAAATGTCTATGGACAAGATAAAACTGTTTCATCAAAGAAAAATGTTCTTGGATTTCTCGTTAATTTGATGAAAGAAAATAAACCAATCACTCTTTATGATGATGGAATGCAGTTGAGAGATTATATGCATGTATCTGATATTTGTCGCGCATTAAAACATGTAATTGATAATGGTAAAGTTAATGAAATTTATAATATTGCAAGTGGAAATGCATTACCTTTTAGGCAAATTATAGAAACTACAAAAAATATTCTTGGAAGTCAAAGTGAATTGCTTTCAGTAGAAACTCCAAAGTTTAACCAAATAGCACAGGCAAAGAACTTTGCATTAAATGCAGATAAACTTAAATCCTTAGGATTTAAGCAAGAAGTTTCTTTGCTTGATGGGTTGCAATCTATCTGTTTATAATGTAGAATATATACTAGGAGTAATTTATTAATCTATGAGTGATTATAAAAAAACAGCACTTGTGCTAGGTGCTGGTGGTTTCATTGGAAGTCACATGGTTAAAAGACTACGTTCTGAAGGATATTGGGTGCGTGGCGTAGATCTTAAATTTCCAGAGTTCTCTGAGCATAAAGCAAATGAGTTTGTGATTGGGGATCTTAGGGATATTACTTTTGTGGAAAGAGTAATTCAATATAAGGGAGAAAGGGGAAACTTCTACAACTTTGTTCCCTCAAGATATCTTCGTGGATTTGATGAGATATATCAGTTTGCTGCTGATATGGGCGGCGCTGGTTTCGTTTTCACGGGTGAGAATGATGCAGACATTATGCATAATTCAGTTACAATTAATCTGAATGTATTGGAATCAGTTCGTAAGTTTAATGATTTTCTTGGTGAAAACGAAACCAAAATTTTCTATTCTGGATCTGCCTGCATGTATCCAGAACATAATCAACTAGATCCCGATAACCCAGATTGCCGTGAAGAATCTGCATACCCTGCAAATCCAGACTCTGAATACGGATGGGAGAAACTATTTTCAGAGCGTCTTTATTTTGCTTATAATAGGAATCATGGTATTCCTGTACGTGTGGCTAGATATCACAATATTTTTGGACCAGAAGGAACTTGGACTGGGGGTAGGGAAAAGGCACCTGCAGCTATTTGTCGTAAAGTGGCAGAACTTCCTGAAGAAGGAGGAACTATTGATGTATGGGGAGATGGAAAACAAACCCGTTCATTCCTCTACATTGACGAATGTATTGAAGCAACCAGAAGAATGATGGATTCGGATTTTCTTGGACCAGTTAATATTGGTTCTGAGGAAATGGTAACTATTAATCAACTTGTGGATACTGCCGCTAAAGTTTCTGGAAAAAGTGTAGAAAAGAATCATATCGATGGACCTCTTGGAGTTCGTGGACGTAATTCTAATAATGATTTGATTCGTGAGAAACTTGGATGGGATTATTCTCAAACACTTGAAGAAGGTATTCTTAAAACTTATACCTGGATTGACTCTCAGAATAAAGTATTACATCATCCTGTTTGAATATGAAAATTACAATTTTAGGTTCTAGTGGGCAAATTGGTGCCTATCTATCCGAATATCTTCGCAGTAAAGGTCATGTAGTTATTGATTTTGATAAGGTAGAAACTCCTAATCATGATATGACTGTGATTCCTAATCAATATCTTGAGAATGCAATTGAAGCAGCAGACTTTGTTTTCTTCCTTGCTTTTGATGTTGGTGGTTCTCGTTATCTCAAAAAGTATCAACATACTTTCCAGTTTATTGATAATAACATTCGTCTGATGGCGAATGCTTTTGGATTGCTTCAAAAACATAATAAAAGGTTTATCTTTGCTTCATCTCAAATGAGTAACATGAGTTACTCCCCTTATGGAGTTCTCAAAAATGTTGGCGAACTCTATACAAAATCATTAAATGGTTTGATTGTAAAGTTCTGGAATGTTTATGGTATTGAAAAAGATCGTGAAAAATCACATGCAATTACTGATTTCATTCGCAAAGGATTTGAGACTGGGGTAATTGATATGATGACAGATGGTGAAGAGGAACGTGAGTTTCTTTATGCAGAGGATTGTTGTGATGCATTAGAAACAATCATGGACAACTATACCGACTTTACCTCAGAAGATAATCTTCATATCACCAGTTTTCATTCTACAAAAATCATTAATATTGCAAACATGATTATGGGGCAATTTAATTTGATTGGCAAGTATGATGTAAAACTACAACCATCTACTGAAAAAGATAATGTTCAAATGGATAAGAGAAATAAGTCAGATACTTATTTAACTAAATGGTGGATTCCAAAAACAAGAATTGATGAAGGTATTGCTAAAGTTTTTAATGAAATGAAAAAGGAGTACATCTAATGCCAATGTTAACTGTTGAAAAATTAAATGATGTTGTCAATGAATTTGATGTGGATGGTAATGAGTTTTCTACTTTTGTAGAAACTGGAACTTATATGGGAGATACTGTAAGAAGTATTCAACCATATTTTGAAGTATGTCACACTATTGAAATTTCTGAATTTCTCTATCAGAAATTTTTAAGAGAGCATCCTGCATATGGAAATGTGGTTATTCATTATGGAGATAGTTCTGATGTTATCCCGCAACTGATGGAAAAATTTGACAAAGATACAAAGTGTGTATTTTGGTTGGATGGACATTTCTCTTCTGGATGCACTTCAAAGGGAGAAAAGGATGTTCCATTAATTGAAGAGTGTAAAGCAATTGATAGTCTGTATAAAGCAGATGAAGCTTTACTTCTTATTGATGACTTGAGACTCTTTGGAACAGATCACGCAGAGGATTGGAGTGAAATTAGTATTGAAAATATCTTGGATTGCTTTACTAATTTTGAAGTAGAACAATACGAACATCCTGATGATATGTTCTGTCTTTATGCTAAGAGGAAAAAATGAGATATTCTGTATCACACTGGGCAGGACGGTTGGGAAATAATATTCAACAAACTGCAAATGCAATTCTTCTTGCCGAAAGTCGCGGACATACATTTGAACAAAATTTAGAGCATGATATTATTGATAAATTTGCTGTAAGTTTTGGTTCTGATGGTGAACATGTTTCTGGCAAATTTTATAATTGGGAACCTACAGTTCATTGTGAAAATGGAACTCTTGAAGGCGGAAATGAAATTGGCATAAGTAAAGAACATGTTTATGCTAATATCCGTAGGATTTGTAAACAATACATTCTTCCCAATCTTAAGGTTCCTCAATTAAAACCTCTTGATAATGATACTCTTGTAGTTCATATTCGTGGTGGAGATATTATTGAAAGGGAATATGAAAAACCTCATAATTATGTTCAGAATCCTTTAGCATATTATCTTGCTTTGATTGAAGATTTTAAAAATGTAATTATGGTTGTAGAACCAGAAAACAATAATCCAGTTGTCCCAGAACTTAGAAAGATTGAAAGACTCAAGTTTCAGTCTTTGAGCGTGGCTGAAGATTATGCAACTCTCCTTTCAGCAAGAAATTTGGCAACTTCTGGTGTTGGAACCTTCGGGGTTTCTGCAGCACTATGCTCAAAATATATTAAAAATTTCTTCACAAGTGATGCTTACTTGACAGAACATCTAAATTGTACTATGTTGTATAATACTGATGTTGTAGTTCAAGAATTAGAACTTAAGGACTATATTCCAGTTTATCCTTGTAGTTGGAAAAACAACGAGGAGCAAAGAAAACTTATGCTAGAGTATAAATTACCAGAATGAAAATATTTGTAACAGGTTGTGCTGGACTTCTCGGTGCCAATTATACCAGACATCTTATTGCCAACGGACATCGTGTTATTGGTATTGATGATCTTTCTGGCGGATATAAAGCGTTTGTTCCCAAAGATGATAATTTTACTTTTGTAAAATTTGATTTGGAAAGAAGAAATAAAGTTGTAGAACTTTTTGAAGAACATAAACCAGATGTTCTTGTCCACTTTGCTGCATATGCAGCAGAGGGACTTTCTCCTTTTATTCGTAATTTCAATTACAGAAACAATTTAATTTGCTCTGCAAATCTTATTAATGAGTGCATCACTCATAATACTAAGATGATTTTTACTTCTAGTATGGCAGTTTATGGTGCCCAAGAACCTCCATTTACTGAGGATAAACGTCCCCAACCAATTGATCCATATGGTGTAGCAAAGTATGCAGTAGAAGTTGATTTGGAACTCGCACGTCAACAATTTGGACTTCGTTATAACATTGTGCGTCCACATAATGTTCTTGGCATCTATCAAAATATTTGGGATCGTTATCGTAATGTAATTGGCATTTTTATTCGAAAGGCTTTGAATAATCAACCAATTCTAGTTTATGGTGATGGAGAACAGACTCGCGCTTTCTCTGATATCAAATATTATATGGAACCATTTGATAAACTTCTTACAGATTATGATGGAGAGATTTTTAATATTGGTGCGGACAAATACTTTTCTTTAAATGAGGTTGCAGAAGCAGTTCAAAAGATTGGAAAGAAATATGGTTATGATGTTCCAATTGAACATGGAGAACCAAGGCATGAAGTAAAACATGCATATTGTGATCACACAAAAGCAAAAAATATGCTAGACTTTAAGGACGAAACAAATCTTGAAGAACTTATTGAAAGTGTGTTTGTTTGGGCGATGAAACAACCAAATAGGAAAGTTAAAAAAATGGAATATGAAGTAACCAAAGACATTTACGATTATTGGAGAGAATGATGGGACACGATTACGATTGGACACATAATAGGTATTTTAAATCTGATTTAGAAAGACTGAGACTTAAGTTTGCTGGTGTAGAAAATATTGAAAGGAATTGGGCTCAGGTTTATCAGGATATGTTTGTTCTGAGTCTTCTTGATGGTAAAAGAAACGGAACATATCTTGAGATTGGTGGAGATGATGGTAAAGCAATTAGCAACACATATCTTCTTGAAACTGAATTTGATTGGACTGGACTTGCTTTTGAATGGTTAGAGGGAACTGAAAATCCTACAAGTGGATGGAGAGGTTATCTTGCAAATCGTAAAAATCCATGTTTATGTGAAGATGCAACAAAAGCAGATTATGCAAAACTTTTGAAGGAATATAAGTTTCCTAAACAGATTGATTTTCTTCAAGTTGATATTGAACCTGCTCAACAGACTCTTGATGCTCTTAAGGCAATTCCTCATAATGATTATAGATTTTCTGTAATCTGTTTTGAAACTGCAATTTATTTGGGCGAAGATATGCATGTCCAACAAGAACAACTTGATTTCTTAAATTCTCTGGGATATGAATTGATTGCCAAAAATGTTGCTAATGAAGGTAATCCCTTTGAAGACTGGTGGGTTGATCCAACAGTAGTAGATGTGGAACGAGTAAAGTTCTATAAAGAAAAAGACTTTACTGATGATCGTACTAAAGAATGTACAGAAGTTATTTTTAAGGATGTAATCTAATGAAAGTATTTGACTCTTTTATCTTTTTTAATGAACTAGAACTATTAGATCTTCGCCTCAATATTTTAAATGATGTTGTAGATTATTTTGTTCTAACTGAATCTCCTTTTACGGTAAGTGGCAATGAGAAACCACTTTATTATCAAGAAAATAAAGATAGATTTGGAAAGTTTAATGATAAGATTATCCATAACATCACTGAAACTATTCCAAATGATTATACTGATTATTTGGTAAAGAAACAATTTCATACTGATTATAGTAGCACTGATGAAAGTGGAAATCGTTACATCGATCTTCCTATTCGTTTCCAACGTGCTGTTTATAATAGGGAATGTAGTGCTTATGGATTGGTTAAAGGCGGTGCCACTGATGAAGATTTAATTCTTACTAGCGATGCTGATGAAATTATTAATCCATATGTTCTAGAAGATTTGAGTTGGTTTGATCCTGCTAATAACTATGTTTGTTATCAAAGAGCATTTTACTTTAAGTTGAATTATTTGTATCAAGAAAATTGGAAAGGAACACGTCTTTGTACATTTAATCACTTAAAAACAACTACAGTCGATCGTTTGAGAACAGATTGGCATAGAGCCCATATGATTGAAGATGGTGGATGGCATTGGAGTTTCTTCGGAGATGCAGATAACTATCGCCTCAAAATTGCATCTTATGAGCACACCGAAAATAATATTCCACAAATCACAAATAACATTGAAGAAAAAATTGAAAAAGGTTTAGATCCTCTGGGAAGATCTAATACCTTAAGTTCAGTTCCTATTGATGATACATTTCCAGAATATATTGTCAATAATCAAGATAAGTATGCCAGTTCAATTCAACCATGGAATTAATTGAAGGTGTAGCACTTTCAAAATTGTGTGATTATTCTTTCGGAGATCAGTCAGGTCAATGGGGGAATATTCACACTTCTTTTATGAAAGATGCAAATTTAACCAACGTGGAATTTGTTTCAAAATTATTTGAGATAAAAAAAAGTCGTGATTATATGACTTTGTTTATTGATAATATTCGTTTATATAAAAGACATATTATAGAAGTAAGTGAACAAGATCGTCCATATATTGATGGACTTCATCAGAAAAATGATTTACTTCACCTTTGCTCTAATTTTCCAGATATGAGATTTATTATCTTCACTAATCTTGAAGATACTCCGATTGATGATTATATTTTTAATTCCATCCCAGATAATGTTCTTTGTATTTCTGCTGTTAATGCTATTAGTCATGGCGATAAGGTTATACCAGCTCCATACGGATTACAGAGGGCAATGAATCCTCAGGATGATAGGATTGGTGTCATTAAAAATTTCATGAAGTTTCCGCCAATAAAACCACTTACTCTTTTGTATGTAAGTCATAATGAATCATCAAATCAAGAAAGAATAGGTATTAAAGATTTATTCCGTGAAAAGAGATGGGCAATTGTTGATGAATCTAGAAGTTCTTATTCTGAATTTCTTGGAAAAATGTGTCAAGCAAAATTTATGATTTGTCCAAGAGGAAATGCTATAGATTGTCATCGTAATTGGGAAGTTCTTTATATGAGAAGAATTCCTATAATGAAGCATCATCCATATTTCGAAGTTCTTTTTAAAGATTATCCTGTCTTATTTGTGAATGATTATTCTGAAGTTACTGAAGAACTTTTAGTTAATAATGAACATCTTTATTTAAAAGTACAGGAAATGGATATGACGCCATTGACTCTTCCTTATTTTTTTGATAGAATTGTAGAAAAGCATATTAAATGACAACAAAGACTTTAGTAATTACAAATCACAATTCTGATTTGGAATGGATTAAGATGACATATGATTATGGATTTTCGCCAGAAAATACTGTAATATATGATAGGAGTGATGTTGAAAAAAATTGGGATCATTTGGGAACAAGTCTTCGTTCACCTAATGTTGGTGAAAATATCTATGATATGATGAGATTTATTGTTGAAAATTATGATAATCTTCCAGATGTAAGTCTTTTTGTCAAAGGTAATTTATTTTCCCGTCCAGAAGAAAAAGGCGGCGAAAATTATTACACTACAAAAGAAAGATTTGTTCGAGCACTGCAGGCAAATTATTTTCTTCCGATTGAAAGATTTCACCCATCAACATCATTTAATATAAATGCTGGCGGATATATTGAACCAAGTTGGTATCAACACCAAGCACCATCAAAATATTTTACTTCATATTCTCAATTGATGGCGCTTCTATTTAAAGATCCAATTAATCCAGAGTATATTAGATTTGCTCCTGGAGGAAATTATGTAGTTCCTAAAGGTAATATTTTAAAGTATAGTAAGAAATTATATGAAAAGTTAATGATGTACTGTGCTCATTGTGAAATTGTTTGTGCTGAGGCATATTTAATTGAGAGGGCACTTTATGCAATTTGGACAGAAGATTTTGTGGAAAAGTAAATCATGTATCAATTAATTAATCAATTCATTCAAAATGCAAAGGAGATGGATGATGACATCTTTCCTTTCATTGCAAATAAAGAACAATTTATTCCTGGAAAAGATAGTGTTTACTATTCTGGTCCATATTGGGATGATTCAGAAGCAAGAGAACTTATTCATTCTATTATGAAAGGTAAGTGGTTATCTTCTGGCGAAAAAGTAAATAAGTTTGAACATGAGTTTTCTAAGAAGTTCAACTTTAAATATTCTGTGATGGTGAACTCTGGTAGTTCTGCTAATCTTGTAATGTTTGCTTCTCTTAAAAAATATTTTGGGTGGGAAGATGGAGATGAAATTATTGTTTGTGCTTGTGGTTTTGCTACTACAGTTGCTCCTATTGCTCAGTGTGGATTGAAACCAGTTTTCGTTGATATTGACTGGGAAGATTTAAATTGGGATTTGGAACAGGTTGAATCTAAAATTACAAGTAGAACACGAGCAGTCATTTCTTCTCCTGTTCTTGGCAATCCTTATAATATTGATAAGATTGTAGATATCTGTAAGAGAAATAATATTGAACTGATTGCAGATAATTGTGATAGTCTTGGAAGCAAATGGAATGGACAGTATCTAACTGATTTTGCAGTTGCTGCTTCTTGTTCTTTTTATCCTGCCCACCATATTTGTACCATTGAAGGTGGAATGGTTTCTTCAAATAATAAAGCAATTGTAGATCTAGCTCGTAGTTTTGCTTGGTGGGGAAGGGGATGTTATTGTGTTGGACAGCAGAATCTTCTTTCCAATGGCGTATGTGGAAAAAGATTTGATAGATGGTTGGAAAGTTATGAAGATGTTGTAGATCATAAGTATGTCTTTTCAAACATGGGATATAATCTCAAACCACTTGATTTACAAGGTTCTGTTGGTTCTGTTCAACTTCTTAAGTTTGAAGAAATTCATAAACTCCGCAGACAAAATAAAGAAAAGATTCAAACAATTGTTGAACGCATTCCTGGCGTAAGAGTTGTAAATGAAAGAAAAGAATCTGAAACAAGTTGGTTTGGTGTTCCAATTATTTGTGATAATAAGAAATTAAAAACTTCTTTGGTTTCTTTCCTTGAATCTAACAAAATTCAAACAAGAAATTATTTTGCAGGAAATATCTTACTCCATCCTGGTTATTCTCATTTGGATGATGCTAAAAATTATCCCGAAGCAAATCAAGTTCTTGATAAAGTATTTTTTCTTGGATGTTCTCCTACCATTAATAGTAATATGATTAACTATATTGATGATACTATTAGTAATTTTACATTATGATTATTACTGAACTCTACCATGGACAGGGACTTGGAAATCAACTCTTTGCCTATGTGACTACTAGAATGTTATCTCATAGACTTGGATATGAATTTGGTATTTCTGGAAGAAAAAATCTAGGTGATCCTAGATTTAATAGTGAAGGTTTATATTTTATGAATCTGGATTTGGGAAACGATGTTATTGGTGGATATAGTCCTCCTGGAGGTCCACCAGATTCTCTACCCGATGAGATTGACAATTACTATGTTGAATATCGGCATGGATTGCATACGGATGCAAGATTAAAAACTGATATTCGTTTAACTGATAAAAATCTTTTTAAAATTTCTGACAATACAAAAATAGACGGAATCTTTCAATCTGAAGATTATTTTTATGATAAACTTGATTTGGTAAAAGATTGGTTAAGAGTTAAACC